CGTTCCCGACGTCCCGTACGACCCGGCGCCCAACCCGGTTCACATCCCAGCCCGTACGTCCCTCGTGGCCACCGGCATCGAGCTGCTCGCGCCCTTCCCCACGAGCGACGAGACGCTTCCGGACTTCCGGCCGGAGGGCCGCCCGCTTCTCGCCAAGGCCATTGGCCGGTTCGTCAAGGACGTCGTCCCCTTCAGCGATGAGGCGGTCGAGCTCGCGTTCCGAGTCTTCCTCGCTTCGTACCCGACGCTCATGCCGGAGGTGCTGAGCCGCGACGTCGTGATCAACGGCGACGCTGTCCGCCACGGCATCGACATGACGACGTCCCCCGGCCCGGGATGGCCGAAGGGTCCTGAGGGCAAGCGACATCTGTTCACCATGGTCGAAGGCCGATACGTCCCCGTCCCCGCCCTCGACAGGGCACTGGACAAGGTCGAGGCGGACGCGTGCGCTGGCGCGCTTGCGATCAGCCCCTGTCTGGCGCTCAAGGACGAGGCCCGGCCGCCGGGCAAGGACCCGAGGCCGCTGATCGTGTTCCCCACCGAGTTCAACCAGGTGGGCCGCGCGTACTTCGGCGACCTCATCGATCAGGTCGCGGCAGCGCACGAGACGGGCCCGTTCAAGTGCGGGCTTAACCCGGCGTCGCATGCCTGGGTGGCGCTAGCTCGCGGGCTCAGCCGTCACAAGGCTGTGGTCAGCGACGAGGACATCAAGGAGCACGACTCGATCTGCAGGATGCAGGTCCACCGGCTCGTGCACCGCGTGGCACAGCACTACTACGCTGATTCGCACTCCGCCATTCGCATGGCGCTGTTGGAGCAGTCGTGCCGTGCGCCGGTCACCGTGCTTGATCGTGTGTACCAGCGAGAGACCAATGGAACTGGCTCGTTCATCACGAACTTCCTCGGCAGCATGGAGACGCTGCTCTGCTTCTGCGCATCGCACCATCACTTCTACCCCGAAGATTCGGCCGACGTGCTCCTCTCGGTTGCCGACATATCGGTCTACGGC